CTGTCTTTAGTTTTAAATTCATTTTAATTACTTTATCTAATTCTTGTAGGGCGTCTCTGACTTCTCTTACTGATTTACCAATCTTTTGTTTTGGAGTCATTGATTCGTCATTTCTCCAATCGTGATATCTTCCCTCTTTCATAGATTCTAATTTTTGTTTGACTATTTTAGCCTTTGATGGATTTACCCTATTAACACTAACAATAGCCTTAACACCTTTTCTTAAATTTTTTGATATCAACATTTTCGCTTCACCTGGCGAACCAGCGTCAACAACAACAGTTGCGGTGTCGCTTGCATCATTACCTAACATAAATTTAACTGCAAATTTAGCTTCTTTGACTTTCATATAACCTCCTGCTGTGGCTATAGCCTTTTCTTTATCTTTATCTTTTTTGGATTTTGGTTTAGATTGAAATGCGTAAGGAGTTTTTGGGGGGCCTTCACCACCATCGATATTACCTGTTACGGATGCCTCTTCGAGTGCTTGATTAATTAACTCTCTTATAATCTCTTTTAATTTATCTATTGTCGATGACATTCTCTAGCTCCTTAATTAACTCATAATATCTCATAAGATTTACTATCTGCTTGTCTTTAACCACATTACCAACTTTAAGGTTTGGTATTTGATTGATAACTTCACTTAATTTTATTTTTGTGACCTTATCATCAACTTTTATTAAGTAGTTTTTGAGTATTTTAGTAACCTTTGATACCTCAGAGCTGACCACCTCTTTTAAGGAATTAGTATTAGATATGTTGTTCACATATTCTCTTAATAATTTTCTTTGTGGGTCATTTAAGGAACTATATTTGGCGTTGAATTTATCAACTAATAATTGATAGGATAATAATCTAACATCTTTATCCTCTTCTTTGAGCTTTGAACCTTTTTGATTTTCATTAAGGGTGTTACTATCACGGGTGATGTATTCTATAATTGTATATCTACCCTCAGTAATCGGAATAACATCAGTATGAGTATTTGATGAATGAAAAACTTTGTAAATTGAAGCTAAAATTTTATAATTAGGAATTCTGACCTTAAAGAAATCAGATACATTATAATTTTCTTTAATATCTTTAATTAAATTAAATTTTTCTCTTTTTAAAACCGAATTATTTATACTTTGACGTGATTTAATTACCGCGTCTACTAAATAAGTAGCTTTATTTTCAGATTTAAAGTTCTTATTAATTAATATATTATATAATTGATTTTCTTTACCAATTTCAGTTCTTTCATTAAAATACTTTTTAACTAGTTTAACGGCTTTAGAACTTTTTTCGTTTGCATTCAAAATATCAGCTGTTACTTGACGAGTCAATAGCTCGAAAAGAATACCTGTGTTCTTAATTTTTGAATGTTTAACACTCTGCTTCATAAATTACTCCAAAAAAGTTTTCATACACTTTCATATACAAATATTCATATATAAATATAAAGAAACATAATAATTATTCATATTATGTATCAGATAAAGAGGAAGATAGTTCGGATTCATATTCCTTTGCAACTTCGGTTGTTTCGTTAATCAAAGTCCTATCTTTTTTATTAAAAACACCCTTTAACTTATCAAGATGCGATAAAGCTAAACCACTTCTATACTCAGTTCCATACTTTGGAGCATGTGAACCAGCTTTTTTAAGGTCGTGCTTTCCAACTGGATCTCTACCCCTAGCACTTCCATCTTTTCCATAGTGAGGCATTTCCTTTGGTCTACCGGCGCCTTCAAATCCACCTTCAGGTGCTCCACCCTTATCATCTAACTCATGACCTGTTCTACCCATAGCCATATCAGATGGAGTCCCTTGCGCCTGCCCACTCTCTGACGGATCGTTACCTTCATTTTCAATTTGAGAACGTCTGAATTTTTCCTTAAAATCTTCTATGATACCATCCTTCTCTTCTTTTTTCTGTTCGTCTGTAAAATTAAATATATTTTTGTAAACCCATTCGCTTGATAATAAACCATCACCAATCATATCTCTAGCTAAGCTAATTTTATTTCCTAACAATTCTAATTTTTCTTGCTCATAAACGGTTGATGGGTTTGTTAATTCTAAATCAAAGTTAACTAAATCTTGGTCACTATATCCTTGAGCATATAAATGAACAATACCTATCTTTGTTAATTCACTAACAATAATTCTTTGTATTCTTTCTATGGTTCTAGCAAATCTAACGTCTTGTGCTGCTAATGTTGCTTTTCCCTCAACTTGCTCCTCATAACCGATAAAAGCAGATGGTATTCTTAAGGCTGCCATCAATTTTTTTCTTAAATACTCAATATCATCTGTGGCGTTGAAATCTAATCCACCTAAAGAATCTATTTGAGTACCGCTATCTCCACCCCTTACAGGCATAAAAAAGTCTTCTGTTAAATTTTGGATATTGTATTTTAAATTATATTGACCATTATCATCTAAGACAGGTGCTTTTTTCATTTTGTTTACAATTTTTTGCATATATTGGTCAACCTCTGCTGGAGGAATGTTTCCGATATCAATTTTGAAGACTCTCTTCTCAGGAGCTCTCATTATCCTATGGATTAACATAGCATCTTCCATCAAAGATAATTGTTTCCATATCTTTCTACCACCCTCTAACTGTGACCTACCATAAGGTAAAAAGTTTGAATCAGCTAACATTCTAAAATGAGCTACTTCATAATTTTCAAATTCTGATTGTTCTTTACCACCAGGTAATGAGTGTCGTTTATCACCTGTTTCTAAAACATATTTTACATAATGTGGATTGGTTGGGTCTTCACCCTCAACTCTTGTAATATCATAAGCCGATATTGGTTCAACATTAGTTATACCAAATTGTTCACTAATATCTAACTTTAAAAAGAAATCACCATATTTAACTAAATTCCTTACCCACGGATATAGATTAAATTCTATATTTAAAATATCATAATATAAATTGTGGAGAATATCGTGTATATTACTATTATCGGTTGTTATTTTTACAACCTTACCATATTCACCCTTTAAAGTTGATTCATCAGCATAAATATCCAAAGCAGATGCGATTATTGGGTCACTATCCATAGCTTCGTAATCTCTAAATAACCCAAGCCTCATAGTTTTTTGATAAAGTGATTGATTATAACCACTCATACCTGACATATTATTATACAACCTATTGTATCTATCCACAAGTTGACGTTGTGCAACTGCCTGTACTTTTTCGGTGTCAGCTATTTTAAGTTTTTTACCACCAACGTTTCTTACAATTACGTTTGTAGAAAATAATCTTCTTAGTCTACTGAATAGATTTTTTTCAGCCATTTTTTACCTCTTAATTAATTAACCAATTTAGTGGTTCTTTTTGTCCTTTAACATCCCACTGCCAACTATCGTCTTCTCTGTCGTCTGCTAAATAAACTCCCTGATTTGATGTTATACCACTAAGGGTTTTCTTTTGTAATGCTATACCTTCTGCTTTTAATCTTAAAGCAGTATCTCTAATCCACAAACCGATTCCTAAACTCATTACCAAATCATCATTATATCCAGTCATCGCTTCTGTTTTTTGTCCATTATAAATAAATACAAATAATTCATCAATCAATCTTTGTGATTTAATAGTCAATGATTTTTCTCTAAAGTATTCTTCTAATTTTGCTATTACTAATGGTCTGGTTTTCATCGACATTGTGAAACCAGGCACTAAATTTTTATCAGCCTGTCTATATTTGTTTGATATCTGATGTTGTGTATCTACATATTTTAAATCTTTTGATGTGTAAAATAAATTATCATACCCTCTGTCTATACATTGTTGTAAAGCAGCCCAACCTATATTATTATTTTCAACAACCAATAATGCGTTATTAAATTCAGCTGCTACATTTACTAATAGATTTCCAAAATCTCGTGTGGATATTTTCCCCTTATACTCACCAACCTGTTTTACTTCTTGCAATTCAATTATATGAAAAGCTGAATAATCAGTACCATCTCCTCTACTAACGTCAGCACAAATTAAATAGTCTTTTGTGTAGTTAGCTGGTTCCCAAATCCACAAGTTACCATCCACACCTCTTCTTTCAACAGGCTCTTCAATACTTTTTTCTCTAAACTCTTCTAAAATAACACCATCAATTACAGTTCTTCCTGATGTTATAAAGTTACAATCACATTCTTGTGCTGCCATAGACGGGCCTAAAAGACTATCTTGTCTATCTCTCCATTCTTGATTTCTTTCTGGATGTAATGTCCAATGTAATTTTATGAAATTAAATTCGTTTAAACCATCTTCAGAATCCATCCAAGTTCTATGGAACCAATTACCAACACCATTTGGTGTAGATAAAGCTATACATTGTCCACCAGTTGATAACGTTTGTTGTGCGGAAGCCCAAATACCATCTATCTTATCAATAAAAGCTGCCTCATCAATAATTAGGAGTGATAAGGCTTCTGACCTACCAGCCTCCTCTTTACTAGATATGGCTTTTATTTGTGAACCATTTTTATATCTTAAACTTAATTTATTATCCTCAACGCATGGTTGTTTTAACCAACTTGGTAAATTAGCATGCATAACTCTTACTTTAGTAACTAAATTTTTTGCTGTATCTTGTTTTGTTGCAATCACCAATATGTTTTTATCTGCTTTAAAAGTCATCATCCATAAAGAGTATCCAGCAGTTAAAGTTGATAATCCTAACTGTCTAGCTTTTAAAATAATATTATACCTATTTACAGAAAACTCAGATAGAGTTTTTTCTTGAAAATCATATAAATTAAAAGGAACTTTACCTTTCATAGGATGTTGTATCATACCATATTTTTTCAAAAAATAAACAGGATCTTGCGCACACTTAATGTATTCTTTTTTGATTACATCCTTAAGTTGTTTATCGTTTGTTTCCATTTATAATCCAGGTATTTGAGAAGCTAAATAAATTGGAATTATTGCGCTAGCAATTCCGTAAGTATACCAAAGGTATTTGTTATCATACCATTTGGGTTTTACTAATTTTATTTGTTGTTTGTAATTATCTTCTCTTTCTTTCAATACAGATATTTGTAAATCTTTTTGATTAATTAACGAAGAATCAATAACTGTTTGTTCCTCATATTCCTTTACTAAATCCTCCAAATAACCAATGGATAGTTTTTGATTTTTTATTTCGGATTCCATCTCTGTCATCTTATTAGCAATCTCAACTATTTGTTCATTAGTTAGTAAAGGTTTTTGTTGTGCATAACAAAAGCACATCAAAAAAACACAAAATATTTTATAAAAATTTTTCATTATGGGAATAGTAAATTAACACTACCGCTACCACTCACTCTTTGGACTCCAATTTCAAATACAGTATCTAAAGAGCCAGTCAATGTACTAGCAGCCACCGAACCACCCTTTGCTGCGGTTATGAATAATGAACCAGCATCTTCTATTGTAAAAGCAGCTGCTCCTCTTTCTGAAGCCGTAGCGAAGAAGTCAATACCACTTGACCCATCTATTGTTTTAATTCTGTTGTACTTACCAGTAGCTTGTGCAGAACTTGATGGTTGTGCTCTTCCTATAAATTTAAAATGTGTTGCCAATCCTGTTGAAAATCGGTCGGACATTTGATTCTCCTAATTATTTCACAAATTTTTTCAAATACTCAGCTGCTTTTTCTGCATCATCACTATCAAATGCTTTTTGCATATTTACCGTATTCTTTTTAGTATTTGTGAGTTTTCTTTTTAAATTAGTAATTTGTTTTTTGTTTGTTTTCTTATCTTTTTCTAAAGTCTTAATTTCTGAAGTAATACCCTTTTCTACCTTTTTGGAATTGTTAATTACCTTTTTTAGCTCTTTTACTTTCTTATCTCTACGAGCACCTAAAAAAGCAGTCAACGCCATAGTTAGCACTCCAACGATAGCAATCCAAGCTTTTTTTATTTTCATTATTACCTCCAGTAATTCGTTAATAAATATCTAATTAAAGATTTTCTTTCATTTTCTCAATGTCTTTCAAAGCATCGTCAGCTAATTTATTAATAACTTCCTTATCTTTTTTAGTCATGTTCCATTTTTCTTTATCTACAGAATATCCATCTGGTCTAGTCTGATTATAAAACTCTGGTGATTTTTGATTTCTAAATCTTTTGATATCTTCTTCTAAGTCACTAAGATATGCTTTAGTATTATTTTGAACTTTACCTTTTGCCCATTCCTCATAGGTTCCTTCAATTCTCATTTTATTTTCGTCTTCAACCTGGCAATCAAAACAATGACCATATATTCTCCACATTTTATCATCCAATCTTTTTTTCATTGTCTTCTTACACTCAGGACAAAACCAAGGCATTCTAGCCTCTTTCATAACCTCAGATAATTTATCTATTTGGTCACCATTCTTTTTAGCATCGTTATTTTCATACCCAACCATAACCCGTTTTTCTGGAGTTTCACCTTTGATTACTGAGTCTAAATATTTTAGTTGTCTCTCCCTCTCTTTTGGTGAGACATCATCTACTGGATTTCTTGCCATATTTTAAAAAGTTGTTAAACCTAATATTTGGTTAATTGGTGCGAAAGCGCCGGTAAATTTATAAGTCTTACCTTTGTATTTAAAAACCAATCCCTCCGACGGAACTATTGATTTAAAACCACCAATCGCGTTTAGTTTGCTTAATTGTTGTTTTAAGGTATTTAATTTTTTCAAATCTTTACCTTTCCTTACAACACTTATCGCCTTAACAACATCCTTTCTGATTGTTTGAACTGCTTTGTCTGGATTAGCCGCTAAAAAATTACTTATATTTTTTAATATTTCGGCACCCAACTCAAAAAATAAAATCTCAAATGGTTTCATATTCTCTTTGACCATTTTTGAATGGTCTTGTTTATCAGTAGATAAAAACCATTCTAAAAACTTTTGATTATCAATATCTGCTCTAATTTTTTGAACGCTGTAAGATTTATCAAAGAATGCCCATCTCTTTGTTAGATTCATTAAAACCTTATTTGGTATTGCGTATTTATATTGTTTTGCTGCGTTGTATATGAATTCCATCCAATAACTTTGGTGATACTCATTTAGAGTATCAGTATCTTTTAATGCAAATTGATTTTTTAGTTTATCAATTCTACTAAAATAAATATCACGTTTTTTTCCAAAGTTTTGATTTTTTTTCAATGTTAAAAAATTTGGTTTTTGTACCTTAAACTTTTTTCCAATATTAGCATTTACTTGCGTTATCATACCAGCTAATATCCTACCTCCATCACGAACTTGTCCTTTAGGATTTCCATTATCATCATATTTAGTAGCGCCATGAAATTGTAAAAGTTTTTTATCATAATCTATCACATTTTTAGTTGGGGGATAAATGATTTCTAAGTTTACAAAGTTACCACCATCATCAAATATTTTTTTCTTTTGTGCATCAGATAATTTACCAACCATCTTTTTCAAATCTTGCATAGCAAAAACAAATGCGTCCTTAATATCACCTCTTCCCTGAAACTTTCTAGCAACACCAACAACATCCATAGCGTTTTTACCTCTATCTTTTATCTGGCCTTTATTTCTAGCTGCTAATAATTTATTATTTTTAAAAGTTATCATAAGATTTTGTCCATCAGTTTTTTCTGTAGGTGTTTCTTCTAAATCCAATCTACCCTGCAAACCTAAGTCCACTATCTTTTTTAAATCGCTGAAAGTCAAATCTTTATCATCAAACGGATGATTCATATGACCATAAGCACCACCCTCTATTAATAATTTTAATTCTTCTTGTATGTTGATTGATTCTTTTAATTTTAATTTATCTGTGGTTGTATTACCAACATTATCTTGTCCAACGCCTGGTAAAACAGGTGTCTCAACCTCAACACCAGTATAAGATTTACCATCAGGTGTGATACCCATCCACTTTAATAATGTGAACCCTAAATTTTTCATAACCGTACCCTCTATATAATTTTTATAAGATTGTATCGGATTATCAACTCCAAATCTTGTACCATACTCACCAGATTGTTTTCTACCATAAGCTACGGCTGGTACAACATTATATTCTAATGTGTAATCATAATCTGGATTTAAGGCTCCTTTTCCTAAAATATAATTTAATATTTTCCAACCTGCACCAGCATACATATCATCAATCCAATTGGTGACATTTTTTTTGTAGTCAGCAAAACCTCTGTAGAATGTTGGTGGGCCATCATCGGTTGGAGAACCTCCCGTTGTACTTTCATTAATTATTTCACTAATATCAACTTCTGTTAAAAATTCATCGATTATTTTATTTGATAACTTAAATTCTTCGAATAGTTTTTTAAATTTATTACTCATCATATTATAGATACCTTTATCAAAGTACCCAAAAGCTTTTTTAAATAATTTTTCTCTATCCTTTTCCATATCAGGTGAACCCAACAATTGTCTCATTGTGGTTCCACTAACTTCCTTACCAGCTACATTGATTGAGACGTGAGGTGCTGTGAGAACATATCCGTTATCTTCAAATCCATTGAGATTATCTTTACTTTTTTTATAGTCTTGAAAATACTTTCCACCTTTTAATCTACCAGCATCTTTTGCACCAAAGATATAAACAACTGCGGTCGTTTCTGGATCGTATTTTGATAATACGTTCTTTGCTACATAGGGTGACTTCTCCTGTATGATACGGTTTTTAGGAATACCCATCTTTGTCATATGACGAACTTTTTCTTTAAAGTTCATTGGATGTCTTGGTGGTTGTTTTATATTAGATGTAGTGATGTAAGCGTCATCTACTCTTTTCTTTAACCACTCATAAGTTTTTTTATGATGAGGGCCAAATGGTTGAAATCTACCACCATAGATACCAACTACTTTTTTGATTGTGGGTGATTTTTTTTGAAGAGCTTTACTTATCTTACGACCAGAACCCATTGGAAATAATGAAGCTTCTGTTTTACTTGTATCAGTTTTGAGAAAAGGGCCTCTTCGAAGTGTTTGAAATCTTACGGGTACTTCTTGACCAAATAAATTTTTAGGTGATAAGATTCTTAGTGTAACCATTTTTTTAGGATTATCAACTTTAATAGTTTCAAATTCTATCTCTTTATACTTCTTACCCTTATGTGTAAGATTTTTACCAGTAATGAACTTTTCTACTTTATTACCTCTAACTGCAAATGCTTCATTAGCTTTTTTATAACCACTACCATAGGGAACTGAAGTGTTTTCTTTTTTTTTCTTTTTTTTCTTAGAGGTGTCGGGATTGTAATACCTATGTTCACCATCTTTTTGAATCGCAGGTACTTGTGCCTGAGGTCTTAATAAATTTGGATAATTCATCATTTCTTTTATTTCAAGAAATTTTTGTTTCTTAATCCAATTTTTACCACGAAAATTCTTAACAGGCTTTTTAATAAATTTACCGATTCCCTTTCTAACCAACATCTCAAATTTTTTCTCAGCTGCTTTTTCACTTAAAGCTTGAGAGTTATCTACTAATAAAAAATTAGATGAACCAAATAAACCTTGAAAAGCTCCTTTATTAGTTTGAACATCGTTCCAAGATTTTTCAACCAATTCAGGACTTAATTTTCTAGCTCTCGCCATATTTCTTTTTTGTGCGACTTCTAATTTTGTATGAACAAAAACCATATAGGTGTCGTATCCAATATTTTCTAATTCTTTCTTTTGTTCTTTTATATTTTTAAACTTAGCGCCCGTTCCATCTATTATCATCCCCAATCTACCATTCTTATAAAGTTCTTTACGAGCTGTGGTCAACTCTTTTGCTCTAGTTCTCAATCCACTATAATCTTCATAATCTGGATCTGTGAGTTGTCTAAAGACTTCATCAGGCATAGCATCTAAATCGGTTCCAAATCCGTATTTATTTAACATACGTTCCAACTCGGTATCTGAGTTTACAACTTTTAGTCCAAAGGCTGAAAGTGTTAATGTTCTTGGAATACCAAATAAACCTCTAGTTATATAGGTTTTACCACTACCTGGCCCTCCAGCTAAAAATACTGCTTTTAAAATACCTGGATCTTTAACACCCTCCTTTAAGATAAATTTCTCACCATTTTTTTCAAATATCTTTTTTAAGTGTTCTATATATTCTTCGAACTGTCCATCCTCTATAAAAGGTGCGTAACCTTTTACACCCTTTATATTTGATGTAATTGATGATTCGTTTTTTTGATTTGTTTTATTTTTCAAAACCCTAAATGTTGTAATCTTTTTACCATTAATAGTCGGCATTCCGTGTTCATCTTTGTCAATTGATTTGACCACAACCTTTTTATTTTTAAATCTACCAGTAAGAATAGTATCACCGATTTTAACAGGTATGTTAATATCTTCGTTTTTCTTTTTGGTTTTCTTTTTCATCTTATTAATATAAGCACGATAAACTGCGGCTTGAGATGTCTTACCCATTTCTCTTGCTCTCTGTTCCATAGCCACTGCAGCTTGAATCTTATGTGCATGGGAACGGCCGCTAGACTTAATTTTACGCACAGATGCTTCAGCATCTTTTACGGTCGCAAACTTTAATCCTTTGATTGTTCCTTTTGGGTTTTCATCTGTGTATAAATCAGAATGTGATTTTGAACCACGGTGTTGTCCTTTTTTTCTTGGGACTCTTTTTTTGGATTCATTGATGAATGGATTGACCAAAGATTCGACTAATCTTTTCATTACTTTCCTAACATATTTTTTATAGCGTTTGGCCCGCTCCACATCCTACAACTCCAATAACGAGCCTTAGTCTTTGGGCCAGGATTATCACAATTGTGACGAGCTCTAAAATTACGTCTTCTATCTGGATCTTTTGTTTTTATAGATAAACCAGTGGTATCACCAAAGGATACTTTTTTGATATTTTTTGTCTGAGGGTCTTTGACATAAACGAAAAACTTTTTATCACCACCTCTCTTAACCTTACCTAACTCAACCTTTCTTCCCTGGTATTCAGCTTCTTGTAAACTTTGACCAACGTAGTTTTCTTTCATAAATTTAATAAAACTTACATAGTCATAATAGTTCTCAACAATATATTCATTGATTGAATCGTGTTTACTCATAATATCCTCTCTTTTTCTCTTTTTTCTACCAGCGCAATGTGCTTTTTGTGAGAATCCTTTTGGATTACTACAATCAATACTACGTTTGTATTTCATGCTCCATTTTTTTTCATTGAGTTTTAGTTCTGAGATATGGACACAACCACAACTAAATCTTTCAACCACATAATTTTCTTTTTTTCTTTTTTCAGCAGCTTTAATTTTCTTCAATCTATCTCTTAAATCTTCTGCCATCCTATGTTCCAGTTTTGACTTTAATGGTTTTTTGACCTTTGCTTCTCTCACCACCTTTCTTTGGGTCACCCCCCTTTTTCTGTGCTGCTCTTTTACGTTTTACAAAAGATGCGATTCCTTTTTTACCGAGCTTTTTTGCTTTTGATTTTGATAAACAGGCGGCATAAGCTTCTCCCTCTTTACCACCACCACATTTACCTAATCTTTTGCCAGTTGAGGAATATCTATCCCAACCTCCTCCACCAGCACCACCAGCACCACCTTTACCAAACCATTTTCTTAAGTCTTCATTGGTGGGTGTGTTACAAAATATACACAAATTATCTTTTATTGTGTGTATAGCAGATTTAGTTTTTTTGTTCATAGTCTTTCCTGAATGTAGTTATACAACAATAAATATATAAATCAAAAATTATATATAAAATATGAAAGAGATTATTGTAGTTTTAAAAATCTAGCTATACAATATCTTCCCATACCTGATAATTTTTTTATATCATCATTCATTTGTATTTTGTTAACCGCATGTTTAATTGATGATGGTATGATGAGAAGTTGATTTCTTTTTAATGGTATTTCTATATCATAATCGGTTAGATGGATGTCACCGCCTGTGAATGACTTTGGTTCCTCCCAAATCCAATACATCATTGAAATCACAGCTATGTCTCTATGCCCTTTATAATAATCACTATTTTCATAATAAGCCACAAAGGTATTATCTAAATTGGTATAATTCCAAATCTCATAAAACCAACTCATATCCTTTAGTGTTTGAATTAACTCTTTATCCTGATATATTGTGTCAAAGGTTTGAATTATGTTGGATGTATCTCTGTTTTGATACATATCATCAATACCTATCTGTACATTTTTCTTATGCCCCTCAACCATATTTTTTCCGTTTTGATAAACCATCTTTGGCGTTAAGAATCTTAATTCGGTCAACATATCATTTATCTGAGTTTCATCAAAATAATCTTCAGCTATAAAATATGGAATAGGTTTTTTGTTAATTTTAAATTTATTTTCAGTCATACAACCCTCTATTTGTTAGTAATAAATAGTCAACTCTAAACCCTAACAAA